CGCCAACCTAACTATTTATCGAATCTGAAGGGTTGGACCCAGAGACGCCTCTTCTAGTTTCTACACGACACCACCGAAGAGGATCAAACGATGCCGTGCATGACTTAACGCGCCAAACGTACTAACACCAGGCGGGTTCGTAAAGCCCACCCTTCCTCTAAGCGACACAATCGCCAAAGTGACAATTTTAACTCCTCGACCTGGAACCCTTCCCCCGCTGCGAAGTCTCCGCTAGGGGTTTTAAGTTCCAAGTGTCATATGATTGTCTCAAAGGTTCAAAATGTCTCATTCTTTACCGACGAACAGTTCGTCTCCTGCGCCTTCTAGATGAACGAGAAGGATTAGGAACATTACGTGGTACAGGTTGTACAGTTGGTTTTTGATTAGGGCGTGTATTGGTAGTTCTAGCGCTGGCATAACCTGTGGAAGGCGTACTTGTAGCTCGACTTACGGCGCCACCCAGGGATCCACCTAAAGCGGCCCCCGGAGGTCCACCGATCAAACCTCCCAAAGCAGTCCCTATAACAGGAGCTGCCTTAGATAACAAGTTTTTACCTACAGATAACAGGCTACTTAACCAGCCACCATGTTCATCATTGGACATAACAGGAATAACACCTTGCAGTGTTCTTCTTGCTATTGTAGCATCAAGAGGGGGAGCAGAATTCAGCGAGGAGTACACTAACAGGCTACTGGTAACATACTCAAAGACTGTATCAATCCGAATACGACCAATTGGCCCGGTGAACGCTCCACTCGCAGTGTTCATTAACTGCCCGGCTATAATTAACGAAGGGTAACTATGACCTGCTCCGTAAGAACTAAGATCATTATAACCGCCCTCTGAGCCGCGAAAAAGTACATCAGCTTCATCATACGGCTTATAAAAACCATATGTTCCTTCTGTGATTTTACCTTGATAAGACATAGGTAAAACAGCCAAATTAGAATATTCCTGTAAAGGATAACCAGGAGGTCTATTAGTATTATAATTCTTATTCCAATTAGAGCTGTTCCCATCAGTTAAAGCCATAGCAACCTGACCACCCAAAGTAATTGCTGGTGCCGTAAAAGCAAACCAAGCACTCTGGGCTACAGGACGAATCTCTTTAACTAACCCAGAAGCACCATCAGGACCAATAAGAGCTGTTAAATTTGGATCTTGAACATTCTTATATCTGTTGCCAGATGGGTTAGTAAAATCTTCGTCAATGGGCCAGGCAACTGAAGGGTCATAGTAGGACACTTGACAACTATTCGCGCCAGGATTGTAACTCCCAAGAATAGGTCGAATCATAAAAGCGAAACGACCAATATCTTGAGACAAGGTGCCAGCCGCAAAATTACCATATACATCAAAGAAATTGATACTATGATACAAAGCGGTTGGGGTAGAAAACTCGCTAGGATAACGAGCCTGATAATGTTCAGGATCGATCAAACAAGCGAGGTACTCAATACTTGCTGAACCGGCTGTTTTGGTACCAGAAGTAAAGGAAGGAAAAGTATAAGTAACGTCAGAAGACATTAGTATTTAAAAATAAAGTAAAGAGGTGAGTATGAAAACTCAGAGGAAGCAATGGCTGTTATACCAACACAAAAATCCACAACACTGAATAAAAGAGTTGATATAACAGCCCCGGGCCCAATACTATATAGTCTCGGCAATCTACGATCCGTATTGGTGGAGGTAGATCCCGAAGGGACTTAATAATCCATTTTAGAAAAAGTTATAAGCAGAGGGTCCTCTAAAAAAGTAAAGACACTCAACTGCTGAATCAATGATTCTAAACGTAAAAGATCATTAACGGTGCAAGAATAACGAGCACACAGAACATTATATTGGTAAACCGGATGAAGAGCTGGTCTAATGCTACCAGCCAGGGTTTTATAGGGCTCTTCAAAAGATAAAATTGGGCTAGATGTTAGCAGAAACTGTCGAACATAAAGATCAAGACAGTTAGGTAAAACAAAAGCGCTCAAGCCATAAACAACATCATGCATAAACAATTCAGAAGCACGAATAGGATCGCGAGCGCACCACTTCTTATACAATACAAGTGGATTTGTAAAACTTTTACCTAATTTCAAAAGTCTGCTAGGAGCTGGTCCCCAAAAGAAATGACCATCTACCGTGGGATAAAATAAACCTTTCAAAAAAGAACAAGGCAACCCACACATGACTTCACCCCAAGAATATGCATCATATCTCAGTTTAATCTCAAAACCGAGTGAGGCGAAGATTTTTTCTATTTCAAGAACAGAAACATTAGGATCCATCTCATTTAAAACACAGGTCAACGCACTAAACATGAGCATTGTATTACCCCAAGTTGTATCGGGGCCTCCCGTGTTGCGGGAAGGTAATTTTTTCCTAGAATATGACATTTTACCACCATCAGACAAATAACACTTAACTGTGCTATGGAAGGTGGCCCATAATATGTCAGCTTCCAAAAAAGTAAAACCAAGAGCCATCATAAGGAGAATTTGATACCGCAAAGGACCAGAAGATTGAGTTTGATCAAAAGCAGAAGCATCGCCTTCAAGAATTATCAAATCAGAGAAAAACCTACCAATAACTAAACTATCATCACCAGCCACAATAACATAAAAGTGGCCAGCCTCAGCGTGAATCGCAACATTGAACCACTCACTTAATTGCAACGCAGTACGACCAGCACCCCAATAAAAATGCACGTATATCTTACCATAACGTGAATTTTCAAAGACCAAGGGAGAGTCATAAGGCGTGAAACTCTTCATTTTCTTAGTGAGCAAAAGTATTTTAGGACCTAAAGTGGCTTGAATACGTGGGTCAACATTGTTAATAACACGAGGTTTAGCAGTTGGAGGGTCAGTCATTTTGACTAACATTTCATCTCTCTTATGAAAAAAGGCACTACTCTGCACATAATCCATAGACGGAGTAGTGGGCGACAAAGCAATCTGATCAAAAGCTCGCCTTATCCTCCTCAGTTTAGAGCCTTGGAAGTGAGACAAAAATTCCGCCCGCAATGCATCTTCTGAATAACTAAAAGAAGGTGCATTATGAGAAAAGAATTTAATAATTGCGGAAAAAACTGGACGATTCCAGGCCCGCAAACTTACCTCAGAATTCGTAATTAAAGGAGCGCGCAAAGCGCGAGTCACAAAAGAAATCAATCTATTGTGATTGCTCCCACTAAAAACGTATCCGGGGACAGAAGTGGGTACTATGGAATAATAACCCACTCTGCGCGTATCAGAGGGTTTATCATGACACCTGATTAAAACCCTCTCAGGGAACAAATCACCCATATGTTGGGGAATAGGAGTGTCTGCTTCAATTTCGGGAATTGCCCAAAATCGTGGTTCCCATCTAGACACTCGAGAACTAGTTGTAACATTGCCTACTAACCCGTAAGCATACTGGATATAATAAGAATAAAACCAGTTAGCATAACTAATAACGGGACCCCTATATACTCCGAGAAAATAAACCATCAGATTAAAAAACAGATGGATGAAAATACAAGCTTCGGGATGCACAAAATAGGTTAGGCAATGAAAAAAGAACGCTGGAACAATTTGAACTACCTCCCGCTTCATTAAAAACCAGTTGAAAAAGAATTCCACACATCCAAAAAAGAAGCGACCTGAAGGACCTAAAAAATTTAAGAAAGCATCTTCAAAAATTGTGGTCACTATCAAACAAAATAAAGAAAAAGAAATTTCAGGATTAATGGGAACTTGTTCAATCTCAACATGAACAGCAGGAGGGGGGACAAAGTTAAATAACATTGAAGCTGGAGTGAAGTGGTTACCAAAGCATTGAGATAAACTAGCTACGACACCACAATCATAATATATTTTAAAGGAAAAATAAAGAACCATTAACATATAAATAGGAATAACATAGTAAAGAACAGTAAACCCCGAATATCTATACCACAAGCAGCCAAGGACGGCAAGACAAAATAAAACAAAACAAATAACAGGCCAAGAAACACTTCTGTAATTCTGCAAATAATTGTCCAATCGAACCTCTGCTTGAACATCAGGTATAGCGGCAATTTGAACCTGGGTACGTTGAACACGTAAAACATGATAAACCCAGCTAGCCGTTAAATAAAGAACATTGTGGAAGGTCAATTGTAACCAAGATGACTCACGCATCACCAGGTAAACTTGATAATCTTTAATTTTATGTGACATATTACTACAAATATTATCTATACTAAAATCATTAAATCCGCGAATATTTACCATTAAAATATAATCAGTAAAAATTTCAGCAGAATAGTAAGTTTTACAGCTCTTCATTTTGTAGTATTCAATAAAGTTCATGAACAAGTCATCAAAAATAGTATCACCCGGAACATAATCGCAAATATCCTTAGCTTCAATAAAAGGACAAGGTACAACGAGCTCTAAAGGAGCTTCATTGATAGTTAAAGTAAAAGCTTGGATAACAATAGGTGCGATAAAAGGGCTAATACAAGAAAAATCAAGACACCAAATGACGGGTCTATCTTCATCATAATTGAACCGGGTTACTTGAACCCCGGTTTTTAAAGAATAATTATGAGGGTTATCAAATCTCCACACACCATTATAAGTGGTGCCCATAGGCCCACGACAGGCATAAGTCACTGAATGTGTTGAAGGATTAAGCTTCAATAAATTCCGAATGCCATCTAAAATTGGGTCTTGGGAGGGGTTAGGAACTATGTTATATTGAAGGCACATTTTCTTAAAAAGGCCCTCCAGCTCCTTAGAAATAGGAAATTCGTAAGATCGAACCAAAGCATCGATCTTATCGTACATTTCCCGGAAAGTACGCCGATCCTCATGAAGCCACTCTTGAAAAGTCTGAGTAGGCTGAGGAGGAGGAACAGCGGTAGAAAGAGAACTAGAAAATTGGGAATTATACACATGAGCCGAAGTCAAAAAACCAGGGCTCGATGCTTGCAATTTATTTTGACCACCAGGACGAGAACGTCGGGATCTACGAGTTCGTTTTCTACCTCCAAAAACTTTATCTGGTGTTGCAGATTTGGTTTTTGAAGTTAATTGGTTACTAAACTTGTTAGCGTTTGTCTTTTGCATAGGTGAATAAGTTGTTCTTATTATCTACGGGTATAAGTAAGAC